TTAACGTGTATACCCACGTTTGACCACTCCTGCGTATGAGTCGCGCTTCACTCGACGATTAGACGATTCACCACTATCTCCGCTAGTCGAACAGTCAGGCTTTGGAGCTGGAAAATGCGTTGACACCTTATCCAGGAATCCTTGAGTCCAATTCTGGATAGACTCAGATGAGCTCAGCTTACTCACTGCAGTCTTCACTCCCGCTGATAGGCTTTTAGTACGTAGACTAGTTTTGACTCCTTGTGCTAGTGCAATCCAGTTATTCTTATCTGATAACACTGGCGCTGCCTGCGTGATGATTGTGCTCGGGTCACCAATGAAAGCCTGCATCGCCCTAGATGCAATTTTGGAGAGTATCCCTTTGGGGTTGAATATTCGCACACCATATCCCGTTTCGAGTTGCGAGATGGCAAGCTGACCTTGAATTGGTACAGAATTGGGGGAATATTCATCTGGTCCAGCATCATCATCAATCTTTATTGCTTCAGCTATCTTCGAGGCTCTATCGATCATACATCTAGCAGCATCATTCGGAAGTGAGGCATTTAAGGATTCGGGAGTGTAGCTACCTATCAAGTCTGCAGGGACTACCTCACTCACTACTGCACCTTTCACTGTTACCTCACCAGCGGACAAAGGGGACATCGTCAACAAGGCATCCCAGACGTCAGGCTGCGTCATATTCGTCGGCGTTATAGCAGCCGAATCTATGAAGGTCGCTAAAAGGTAATAATTCATCTCAGGATCAGTCTTATTCAGCTGTTCAGGCTCATAGTTATAAGCCAATGATGTAGTAGCAATAATAGACTGTGCAGTAAATGAGCTGTCCTCGGCATATAGCTGGACATAGTTAACCACCGTGGCTTGACCAATCTGTGAGGCGGCAGTCCAGAGTTCAAATGGTATCTTGGATTGAAAGACGATGAACCCAACCTTCTTACCATTTGGGTCCCAGCTTGTTTCCTTGTAGCTCTTGCCCCCTAGGTCTAGAACAAATCTCATCGGAGCGATTTGATCCAAATTCACTACACGAGTCCCCCCTCTCAAATTAAGATGCCAATTAGTGCCTGTGTTGTCAGTCACCTGTATTTGGAAAGGTGTGTTCATCGTCTTTGGAATCATCCGTAACCACGTGGCTTCATCAATTTTTAGAGTTCGTACATTGTAATCTGCTGGTTTAGGTGGTATGGCAAAAACTGGTGCAGGAACTGGCACGAGCGAGGCGATTATCTCAGGTTCAGCCGCGGTCACGAGATCCATCGCCTGTTCGGTTAACTTTGACTTTTCCTCTAAAGGTGGAGCTGATGATGAAAGTGCCAATGCACTAGCCGCAACGGCGTTAACAGCCTCGTTCATTACGGTTCCCTCTGATACATCCATCCATTGTATTCCTCCATTACGTTTAGCCAGAGCAACGGCGGCTTCCTTGGGGTACCTTCTTATCAGGCTATCATCTGGCAACTGATCATCCAGCAACTTCACTACTGACTGCATCGGGCAAGAGACCTCTCCAATCGGAACGTTCGTAGGCAGCAGCGTCTGAGCCACTCTCAGATCAATCTCCCACTTTTCCAGAGCTTTTAGGGCCGCCTGTATAGAGTCGACATACATCGTCTGCCTAGTAGGCGTAATCACAGGCACTTGCTTCTGGAAATTGTTTAGAGCCTGACGAGCTGACACACCGACGTAGCAGTCGACATAAGTCAGAAGGTCTGAATATTTTGGTGACACTGAGAGCACACGCAGCTTGTCAAGGAACTCACGATTGAATTCAAGTGCCATCTCAGCTTTAGTGAAGTTGGTAATAGCATGCTCTGTTACCACCACCAATGGCTCATCATTATAGGGCACTAAGGCTGACTCACTTGGCACAGCGCCTGATGAATTGTCTGTGTTAACTATTGCTGTCTCTGGGATATCTTTTGATGTCATTCGGCGTAATGCGCCTGGCGATGTCACAGATGTCTCATCCCCAATCGCGATCCATGGCACACCTCCAGGATTCAGCATTCCAGGTGATAGACTTAACGACGGTACGGCGGTGGATGAAGTCTCAGCTGATGGTTTGAACACATTGCCATCTCCGGTGACGTTGATCGTCTGAACGATAGAGGAAGCGTTCCCCAT